CAAACTATGTTAGATTTAGTAAAAAATATTGATAATAATCCATTTAAATATACAATAGAGGCATTTGGATTATAAGATTTTATCTGATTTACTAATATTATCTTTAGCCCATAATGGCTGTAAATTTGTATAGTGAAAACACTTTCTCTGTTGTTCAGGATCGCTCATGTCAAAACTGGAACATGGAATTATATGGTCTATATGCCAACCATATTTTCCATAATTTTCCCAAGTCATGCCTTCTTGAAACTTATTTGCTAAATATGTTTTTAAATATTCAATATCACAGCCAATTAGTTCTTTAGTTTTTTCTTGTTTTATATTATTCTTAACTGCCAATCTTAATCTGCTTCTTAAACTACTTAATATTCTATATGATAAATTATTTTGATATTTATTTCTTTCATATTCTCTCTGTAATTTTCTATATTCTAAACTGGCTTTATGTCTAAGAATTTCTTTTTTATTTTTTTCATAGTAATTTTTATTATATTTTGAAGTATAGTTTTTATTATTTTTTCTATACCCATTCATATATTTTGATCTACTTTGTAAGATTGAGGTCTTGTTTTTTTGAAAATGCTGTTTATGATAAAGAGAAACGCAAGACTTACATTTTGCGTCCAATCCAAATTTTCCGCCCTTTTTCTTGTAAAAAGAAGTTAACTTTTTATTTTTGAGGCAAACGGTACATTTTTTAGTTTTCATATATTTCCTTTTAATATCAAATACACCAAAATTCAAGAATTTACTCAAAATGAAAACATTTAATATCACGGCACAGGTATTTAAAAACAGCGATTTGTCAAAACAAAATCTATTAATTAATCAGGTATTTGATGGTTCTACTTCTGAAAATGCTCTTTCTAATTTTAAATTACATTTTCCTTCTATAGAATATTCTTTAGTAAAAATTCTATCTGTTGAAGAAATTCCTCAAGAAGCGGCTTGACTTCTGCCGATAATGCTGTATACTGTGACCAAGGAGATTCTATGAACAGATACGGACTTTGTTGCATTAGTCTTAAACTAAAAGAACAAGGTATTGGTCATCAGACCATGACTTTTAAGCGTTTCAATAGTTTACCAAGAGAAGAGGCATTAACTATTCTTGGAGAAAGAATTCTTAATAATCTTGTAACAACAAATGAAACAATCAAATTTTGTGGCAATAATAATTATACTTATAGAGTTAGCAGTGATATTTTTCCTCTCATTACTTATGATGAGGCTAATGTCTCTTTAGAGGATTTACCAAACCATGAAGATATTCAAGACGAGTTTGATAATATCGCACAAACTATTTCCACTACTGGCGTTCGTGTTAGTTGTCACCCTAGCGAGTTTAATTCGCTATCAAGTCTCTCCGATAAAGTGGTCGAGAAAACAATCGTTGAACTCAACTTCTACAGCAGTTTCTTCGACAGAATTGGATTACCGGCGGATACAAATTCCCCAATGAATCTTCATGTTCATAACAATAATGGAAGTAGAGAAGAAATTTCTCACAGATTTTATTCAAACTTCAAGCGTTTAGACGAAAATTGTCAGAAGCGTATGACTATTGAGAATGACGATAAACTTAATTGCTGGAGCGTAAAAGAGTTGGTGGATATTTTTCATCCTATTACTAGGATACCCATTTGCTTCGATTATCTTCATCATAAGTGCCATCCTAATAATCTTACAGAATGTGAGGCTATTAATATGTGTTATGATACATGGCAAACTAGACCACTATTTCATTACAGCGAAAGCAGAGAGGGTAATAATCCTCGTGCTCATGCTGAGTACGCTTATAATAAGTTTGAAACTTATGGTCTAGAATTTGATTTAGATATGGAATTGAAGGGTAAAGATCTAGCGATTGAACAATATGAAAAATCTCAAATTTATTCATATAACTAAAACAGCGGGAACATCAATAGAAGATATTGGTAAAAAGGCGGGATTAAACTGGGGTAGATTTCATAAAGAATATGCTCAAAGATGGCATAGACCTTTTAGTACAATAAATCAAAATATAAAAGAAAAATACGATTGGTTTACAGTAGTTAGAAATCCATATGATAGGATTCTATCAGAATTTTATTGTAGATGGACTCCACCAACAAATAAAAATGTCTCAATAATTGAATTTAATAAACAGACAAGATCGCATATATTAAATAGATATAAAAATAGATATGCTTTAGACTTTCATTATACGGAGCAGTATCTATATATAGATGATAATGTTATTATACATATTTTAAAATTTGAAAATTTATTAGATGAATTTAATGCTTTAATGCAAAAATATAATCTAAATATTAGTCTTAATATAAAATCAAATACTGGAAATAAAAAATATACAATTAATGATTTTGATACCGAAACAATAGAACTGATCAATAATGTTTATGCTCAAGATTTTGAAATGTTCAATTATAAAATAAAGGACACTAAGAATGAGTAGTTGGCTTATAGCACTCACCGGATTAATATATCTGTATGTAGCACTAGAACAAGGATATAGAGGAAATATCGGTATGTTAATAGCATATGTTGGTTATGCTTTTGCGAATGTTGGTTTATATATGTTAGCCAGTAAATGAGAATATATCATGGATAATTTTAAAAATAAACCAGAACCAAAAAAAATCAAGATGCCACCACTGGTTGACCGATCAGTGATGTATGATACAATGAGTTGGAAAGATGACTTTGTTGGGCATAAGAATGAAAATAATTCAGAAAACAGTTCGGAAAGCATATCAGAATTGGAATCCTACGAAACAGATTAGATGTTATCATTATTGTGCGGCTTTTGATGGCACTAAACTTATTGCTTTTACTCAGAATAATCCTATTAAAACCCATACTGGTGCCTATCGTATAGGAGAAGATTTTAATCTTCCAAAATATAAGGAGTTTCCTTTTTTCCACAGTGAAAGTCGTTTAATCAATAAGTTACTGAATAAATATAATTTTATTAATCCTTCTTGGAAAATTGTGGTCATGAGAATTAATAGATGTGGTAAAATTCTTGGAAGCAAACCTTGTGAAAATTGTAGTAAACTATTGAGTGCTGTTGGATTAAACGATATTTATTATAGCACTGATGATGGAAAATTTAGCGACAGTATTGGGAATTTGACTACAGTAGACGAGTTGACAATGCCGATGCTTATGGTATAATTCGCCCAACGGAGGCAACCATGAACTGTATTTACTGCAAAAATTGTGTTGGCATTGATCGTTATGAGTTTCTTGTTGAAACTGGTCGTAAAATTATCTGCAAGGATTGTAGCGTAGAAAATCGTGCTGTGGGCTTTATGGATTGGGGACACAAAACCGCACCTAGTTTGGTGCTTGTTCCATCTAATGCTACTGAAACTATTCGTAAACTTGATAGAGCAAACCGGAGGGCCAGATAAATGACTTGGCTTGATCTGTATAATTATTTGTATGAAAGAGCAAACGATATTAAAAATCCTGGTAGTTTTCCTTGGCAAGACAATGTAGAAGTATGGGATTGGGAAACGCTAGATTATTATCCAACAGATGTTGTACAAAACCCATCAGATAACAAGATTTCTCTTTCAGTGGATACATATCAACAACCGGAGATTACAAAGTAATGGATCTTGAAATTGAAAGTTTGCTTTTTAAGCAAGTTGAAAAACCCAAGCATTATCTTATGACTCGTATTATTAATGTGTGGGAAAATCGTTATAGGATTAATGTATATATTGAGATTGAAGAAGATAATCTGATTAAAAAGCGAATCCACAGTAGTTATTTTTGTCATTATAATCCTGGCAAATTGACTATTTTTCCTGACAAAGATAAAAAAACCGAAGAACCGCTAAAGAAACGCTCTTGACAATGCCGATTATTTGGATATACTTAGGGTATAGCACCCAACACAGGAGACTAAACTATGGGACTTGGTAGAGGCAAAAAGGCTTGCGATAAGTGCGGAACGGTAACTGGCCCCCGTGCTTATATGTGCAAGAATTGTAATACTCCTTTTATGTTCAAGAATAAGAGCAGAGAGGATAGGAATACAAAAATTATTCGTAATATTAACTGGAGAGAACTCCAAAAGGGAGACAAAATCAAGGTTGCTGGTGGCCCATACTTTGTTCATCATGGCGATTTTATTCCTATGGGCTATCGTGGAAAGTTTCTTGTAGAAAGAGTTGATGAAAATGGTATTCTTGCATGGGGACTTGATAAAAATGCTGGATTTTGTCATATCTGGATGAATGGAGATATTCAGAACAAAGAAACAGGGGTTTGGAAAACTCCACATAAGATTTTGAAGTTGAAACTTAAATCTGTACTAGTATGACCACTAATACTGAACAAAAAAAACAACTAGAAAAATTAGTACAATATCGTGAGGATATTCAAAATATGGTTACTGATATGGATACCATAATTAAAGAATATTTTTCGACCGAATACGGAGTGGCTCATCAACATTGGATTCCACAAATTTTGACCGCTCTTTATAATGATACTAAATGGCTTCCAAGAGGACAGTATAGTATGCAAGATACAATAGACCATATTAATGATATGGAAATTGGTTCTGGTGTAAAGAAATATATCAAATAAATTGGAGATAAAATGTCTGAAGTTTATGCTATTGTTGATTTAGATGGATATGCTGCACAGATGCGTGAAGCAGCAGCGAAAAGTATATCGTCAGATAATAGAGATAATTTAGATGAGTATATTTCATTGAAGCAAATGACCAATTTGGTGGAGGAATTTTGTCTTGGTCATGATGACGAAGATCGTCCTCTTTTGGATGAAGATACTAATGAACAAATTTTTGAAGAAACAGCGATTTGGATTCACAATATTGCCCTAGCAAAACTTGCAGCACAAGACTTGATTGAATGTGCTTGGGATGATAAAGTCAACGAAATGGTTTTCTGGCAAAAAGAAACTAAGAAAGAGAAGAAGCCAAATGCTAAATCACGAACTAGAAACAAAAATATGGGAGATAAAAAATAAACTAGCAGATATTAGAGAATATATCAGTTCGGATTTTTGTAATAATTGTATAGAAATGTATAAACAAAGAGAAATTTGGGAACAAAAACTTAAAGAACTTGAAAATGAACGTGATAGACAGTCTTAAAGAGTTGAGTGTGCCAGAAATCGGAAACTATTGTCATAAAAATAGTATTCCAGCAAGTGTTGCTATGATTAATATTGGTGGAGATTTTAATCTCAGCACAATGGTTCGTAATGCTAATTTTTTTGGATTTAGTAGCGTACATTATGTTGGTAAAAAGAAATGGGATAAAAGAGGTAGCGTAGGAACCCATCACTACACTCCAATGTTTCATTATAAAACCGAAGAAGAGTTTATTAAAGTAATTAAATCTACTGGCCGACCATTAATTGCTATTGAGAATAATATTCCAGAATACAAAGAAATCACATTCGATCCTTTTAGTTTTGATTTTTCTAATATTGATGAACCAATTTTTATTTTTGGAGAAGAAAATGCTGGTTTATCAGAAACAATTCTTATGGCTTGTAGTTGTGTTCTAACTATTCCTACTTATGGAAGTGTACGGTCTTTAAATGTTGGAACAACTAGTGGTATTATTATGAGTATTTATCGCAACTACTACGAAAAATATCTCAAGAGTTGACAGGGATCGGTCGATAGTATACAATACAAACACGGGGGATGCGACCGCCGGTAGTGGTCACCTGTCTTATAAGCAGTTCAAGAGAAAGGTTCAACTCCTTTATCCCCTATTTATTTTTGAACTATAAAATATTTCCTAGAACTATTACCTTTATTTTTTGCTTTGTATGTTGGAAGTTGACAATCGCAATTTGGACAAACTATACGGAGATTATTAAGTTTATTATTATTGGATTTGCCATCAATATGATCTACTATAAGAGTAATGGGTTTTCCATTCCAATTATCTCCAGATTGCCCGCAAATCATGCAATTATTTCCATGTTTTCTAATAAGATATTTTCTAATTCTAAGATTATGATAATGCCCATCGCCAAAACCTTCTTGTTCAATAATTTTATCACTCTGGAGTCTGCGATATTCGGTTGAGCATTGTTTGGAACAACAAATTTGTGTAGCATAATCAGTATGAAAATTCTTTTTACAATTAGGACATTTAGCATTATTATTTGATTGAGGTTTTCGTTTTGGATGAGTTTTATTAGTATAAGTAGCACTACAAGACAAACAACAAAATTTAGCATTACTAGTTTTTTTAAAGCAATTAGCACAATGATTCATAGTCGAACTCCTTGATTAAAACTTGATAAAGTATCATACACCATTTCGTCTAAAAGGAACAAAATTTATGACTAATCGTTCAAATCATTTAGCAAGTTATACGTTCTTAATTGGGTTACTACTACTGTCTTTTCTATTTAATATACATTTCTATAGTAGATTACAGAAACTAGAATTTGATTCTGTTTTCTGGCGTTGTGGAACTAGTCAAATGGAATTTCAGCAGATTAAAAATGAGATTGAGAGACTAGAAAATTGGGAAGATAATACAAAAAGTGTACTTAAGAAATAAGGGGGCGTAAAGGTTTCGACTACATAAAGATTATTATATTGGCAAGTAGTGGTTGGTGGAAGGGCCACTTTAAAAATCTACCAAATGCTTTAACTGGCACAAATCAGTTAGCCCTTGCTGCCTAATAAAAAACGGCAGTAACAGACTGCGATACCGATTGAGGGTAGGTATCAAAAGTCTGTCGTTAAATCCCTCTGCACTTACAATATCCAACGGGTTGTAGGTTAAGAGCAGTTGGTAAGATAGGATTAGTCTTGTTTATTCTGTACTCCTATTTAATCTATGAATAAAATAAACTTGTAGAAAATGTAATTTGAAATATGATAGCACGGCAGTTCGACTCTGCCCGCCTCCATTAAATACTTGCTCATCTCCATTTTTGGTGTATTATAAATTACCAACTAAGGAGATACAAATGATTACTAAAACTAAGATAATATGTGCTGTATGTGCTAAGGAAACAGAAAAACCAGCAGCAGAAATAAAAAGACAGAAAAAAAGGGGTAAAACTGAATTTTATTGTAGTCTTAAATGTGCTGGGAAAAATAAAAATAATTTACAACATCTAACAAAATTTAAAAATAATTTTTTAAATACACAATATACAAGACAAAGAGATAAATATGCTGGTTTTAGATGGTATATGAAAGTAATCAAAAAAAGTTCCAAAAAGAGAAACCAGTTCTATGATGTAGATATAGAATACTTGGAAATGCTTTGGAAACAACAAGGCGGTATTTGTCCATTCACAAAACAAAAACTGGTATTAAAAAAATATAGTGACGATAATATTTCAGCACCATATTCTGCATCTGTTGATAGAATAGATAATAGTAAAGGTTATATTAAAGGGAATATTCGTTTTGTTGCTCTTATGTTTAACTATGCCAGAAACAGATTTTCTGATGAACAAGTTATAGATTTTTGTAAAAACGTTAGTCAATCAATAAAGGTATAATATGAGTTTCTGGAAAAAGATATATAAAAAACTGCGTAAGCAGGAAAAGAAAAATCCTGAAGAATTAGCAGAAGATAGATATCTAAAAAAATTAAAGAAACAACTCAAGAAACATAAATGAGAAAAGTTTGCATTTATTGTGGAAAAAGAAAAAATAAAAAATCTTTTTCTAAACATAAAAATCGTGTTGATGGATTAGATACACGATGCAAACAATGTCTCAAAAAACATTCTAGATTGAGAAATCAACTTCATAAAGAAGCACCACCAAAACCAGATGTTTGTCAATGCTGTGGAAGAATTCCTTTTAAGAATAAATGGTGTTTAGATCATGATCATGATGATAATAGTTTCAGAGGATGGATTTGTGAAAACTGCAATTGGGGACTAGGACAATTAGGAG